GACATCACGAGCGTATGTATAACAAGACTAAGGAAATCCTAAAAAATTTAACATAATTTCTTTTGCGCTCTCCGCCTTCGTTCATCGATCTCTAACGCTTCGTTGTAACGCCCCGCGAGTTTGATCCTCCGCTTGGTTTCGGCCTGCATAGCGTATAAACTGAAACCCTTCTGGAGACGCTTAAAAGCGTTATCAACGGTTTTATCAGTTATATTAACTCGTTGAATTTTATATTCTTGTATCTCCTTTTCCACTTTAACGACTCTGTTTTCCGCCTCCTTCAACTTTTTGGTGAGATCGTCCACTGTGGCTTGAAGATTGGAGACATGCAATTTTTGCTTCCTCATCTTCAAATCATTGACCGCACTGTTACAAGATCTGAGTTCATCCCGCTCTTGTTCGAGAGCCTTGATTATGACCCTCTGCTTCTTGATTTTGACATCGCGTGTGTGGAGTTTCTTCTTAACAACCCTGTCAATCTCGGGTCCAAGATCTATAGTGAACTTGGACGCCTTACGGGGACGTGAAGAAGATTTTACCATTTTTACATAAAAATTACTAGCTAAAGTTTGACTTAGGTACTTTAGTTTCCGAACGCGACACCAGCCATACCCTGCTTGACACGTAAAATATTGTAGTTCACAGCGTAAGCGCGAACCATGTTACCGTTCCTGGTTCCGGTGCCATTGAGAGATAATTTGGCAGTATCAATTCGGCTGAAATTTAGGGTTCCAGTTGGCTGGGACTTGTTCATAGTGATGCAGAAAGGCCAAGTGAAGGTGGATACAGTGCTGAGAGCATCTTGGGGGAGGACGGAGCAGTGCATCTCTGGGACAACGTTGTGGTGGAAGGCTGCGGACATATTCTCAAAGAGGGGAGTACCGTTAATGTAGAGAGTAGCGGTATCGAAAGTCCAGTTGGTAGACCACTTATTGGTATCAGCCTCAGAAGAAACAACGTGGACAGCCTTGACCGGGTGGTTGAAATAGGTGAGATCAACCTCGGTATCGGAGGCACTCATAAGCTGGTGCTGAGTCTGGGTGAACAGAATCTCATGTTCGTTGTTAACGAAGAAATCGCGTTCGGCTGTGTCGAGATACACGTATGTACCGAAAACCTTCACGTTGCTTGGCGCAAAAGTACCACCACGGCACTTCACACGAATTTCGACGTCATGGTACTGCAATCCCACGAGAGGCAGGGATTTGGTCCAGTCATCACTGAAGAAGAATGGGAGAATGTAGTGGTTCGCAGAAGTGGAAGAACCGAGGGCATTCTGGGGGCACTCATCGAGGGTGAGAGCACAAGAAGCCTTGGCTTGAGTATCCTTGTAAAGAAGATTATGAACACCCTGAATGTAAAGGGAGTCAATCTGGGCAACCTTTTGGCCACCGATCCAGAGCTGGAATTCAGTGGTGGTGGAATCATCCTTGTCGAAGAAACCGGTGTTCGCGTTACCAACGCCGCCGATGTTCTCAGCCTCAATCCACACATAGCTCAAGAGATCACCCTTGGTCTTGATGGGAATGGTAACCTCATTACCACTACCGAAGGTACCGATATAGTCAAGCCTCTCTGGCTTGATTGCAAAGTTGGTATACCTCTTATAATTTTGTCTAAAAAACGACACCTCGGGCTGACCAGTGATATAGACGTCCTGGGCACCCACCGACACGAGGTCAATTAAAGCAGCTGACATTTATTAGTAAACGATATTAAAATTTCGGCTCAATGTATACACAAGATATGGGCATCGAGTTTCAGGCACTCACATGGGAGACGGTTGACACGGATGAAGAACATTTAGTGAGCATTTTTGGCAAAACTGAAAATGGAAAATCTGTTTGTGTGACTACCGCTTTTACTCCATATTTCTTTGTAAAGCTTCCTGAACGCGTTACGCAGCAAACTGTACAAGAAATCTATAGGGTTCTTGATAAAAAGTGTCCTAACTGCTTGATCTCTTACTCCATCATGAGATCCAAGGATGTTTGGGGTTTTCAAAATAATAAGGAATTTTCGTACATGAAGTTGGACTTTAAGAATCTCGCAAGTAGGCGTCGTATGGATTACACTCTGAAAAATCCCATCCAGATGTCTTACGGCACTGAGCGTTTCAAAGTCTTTGAATCTAATATTGACCCGGTGCTTCGTTTAATGCATAGGTCCGGAATTCAGTCAACCGGGTGGCTAAACTCTGGTGATAACTGTGTTCGTACACATCTAGCTAAGGTGGATATAGATCTTTTCTGTAATGATTGGAAGACTCTAAAACCTATCGCACGAGATGATGTCGCTCCTTTTGTTGTAGCATCCTTTGATATTGAGTGTAATAGCTCCACTGGAAAATTCCCTGACCCCAACGTGAGAGATGACGCTTGTTTTCAGATTGCGATTTCGTTGTGTAAGTTTGGAAATGACCAACCTTATGATAAAACCTGCCTTTGCTATAAAAAGACTGATACAAACTTAGAAGACTCTACAATCATTAGCTTTGATACTGAAAGAGAAATGCTTGAAGCCTTTCAGCAGTATTTACATGAAAAGGACGTTGATATTCTCACGGGATGGAACATCTTCGGATTTGATCTTGACTATATCTACACTAGAGCGTTTATGACTGGGTGTAGTCCCGAGTTTTTCAAGCTGGGTAAGCTCAAGTCCCAAGATTGTGAGATCTCCGTCAAGAAGTTGAGTTCAAGTGCATTGGGTGATAATGTACTGAAGCTTCTTCCTATGAGTGGTCGCTTCATTTTCGATCTTTTTCATGAAGTGAAGAAGGGCTATAAACTAGACTCTTACAAACTGAATGAAGTCTCCAAGTTGTACCTCGGAGATCAAAAAATAGATATGGCTCCGAAGGAAATGTTTGCTCGTTACCTGGAAGGTGATCCAGTGAAGTTGCGAGAAGTAGCGGAGTACTGTATAAAAGATACTTTACTTCCCCATAGACTCATGAGGAAGCTCTGTACCCTGCTAAACTTACTTGAGATGGCTAAGGCTACTTGGGTACCTCTTTGCTTCCTCGTTGAGCGTGGGCAGCAGATTAAGGTATTCTCTCAGCTTACAAAGAAGGCGAGGGAAATGAAATTTATGGTGCCTACGATTCGCTGGGGACAGCTTCCTGAAGAGCCCTATGAAGGGGCGACAGTTTTGGAAGCTCAAAAGGGTGCGTATTATACTCCTATTACTGCGCTAGACTTTGAAGCCCTGTATCCATCGATCATGATGGCTCACAATCTGTGTTATTCCTCGTATGTAATGAATGAGAAAGACTATGGTAACATACCTGGTATTGAATATGAGACATTTAAGATTGGTCAAAAGACCTACAAGTTTGCACAAGGTGTTCCCAGTCTCTTACCTGCAATTCTCTTGGAGCTTAAACAGTTCCGGAAACAGGCTAAACGGGATATGGCTGCAGCTACAGGGTTTATGAAGGAAGTTTACAATGGAAAGCAGCTTGCCTATAAAATCAGTATGAATTCTGTGTATGGCTTCACTGGAGCTGGTAAGGGTATTCTTCCATGTGTGCCGATTGCATCTACGACAACTTTCCGTGGACGAGCTATGATTGAAGAGACTAAGAATTATGTAGAGAAGAACTTCCCCGGTTCAAAAGTGCGATATGGTGACACTGATTCAGTGATGGTGGAATTTGATGTGGGTGATCGCAAGGGTGAGGAAGCTATCGAATACAGTTGGGAACTTGGTGAACGCGCCGCAGAGGAATGTAGCGCCCTTTTCAAAAAGCCGAATAACTTGGAGCTTGAGAAGGTGTATTGGCCGTATTTTCTGTACTCTAAGAAGAGATACGCAGCCAAGTTGTGGACAAAGGGTAAGGATGGTAATATGAACATGGATTATATTGATATTAAGGGTCTCCAAGTTGTTCGCCGCGACAATACACCCCATGTTAGGGAGGTTTGTAAGGAACTCCTTGATGTTGTACTAACCTCCAGTGATACCGGTCCACCCAAAGAACTCGCTAAAGAACGAGCGGTTGAGCTACTCTCTGGTGATGTTCCAAATGATAAACTTATCCTAAGTCAGTCTCTCGCGGACAGCTACAAAGTTGCTGGACAGTCTGTATCCATTACGAGTCCTGAAAGTTGTAATATTAACCAAGCACATGTGCAAGTGGTGAATAAGATGAAACAGCGAAAACCTGGCTCTGAACCACAATCCGGTGATCGTGTACCATATCTACTCGTGAACACTGGCGATCCAAAGGCGAAGGCTTTTGAGAAGTCAGAAGATCCCAAATATGTGGAGGAGAACAATATACCCGTTGACTATAAATATTACTTCATTAACAAATTTTTAAATCCTGTGTGTGATCTACTTGATCCACTCTTTGAGAATACGAAGGAAGAGATCTTTGGTGAGCTTATCAATCAGTGCAAGCCACCCCCAAAGAAGCGTGAACCTGCCCTCAGTACGATGAAAAAGTCTGATCTCATAGAGGAATGTAAGCGCCTTGGTCTTGATTTTGAAGGCAAAAACGCGGAACTAAAAGATAGGATTAAAAATGCTCGTGTCCAACGAGAAGAAAGTGTTGAAGACATATTTAAAAAATACGAGCAAGAGGTAGGTAAGTGATGAGTTTCAATGAAAAGATTAACGATATACTAGAGGAGGAAATCAAACTACGATTAGACCTTACCATAACATCATTCGCGGAAACGATTTCAAAAAAATACCAGATCCCTTTGCTACAGCTCTTGAAGGACGTTCCTAAGGTATCCGCTACGGCTACATGTATGGGTACAAAGCCTGATGG